ATTGCAATTGCCGAACAATATGCACAATCTGTAAATAATCTGGCAGAAACGGCTTTTGCCATCTCAAACAGATTTGGAAAACAAGACGAGGAGAGCAAAGAGAAAAGAGCAAAGCGTCAGTTTCAAGTCGCCAAAGCGTTGCAGTTATCCATGGCAATCATGGACGGATACAAAGCAATTACAACTTCTCTTTCATTGTCACCAGTTGCATTAGGTCCTGCACCAAATCCTGCTGGTATCGCATCTCTTGCCTTTGCTATTACAACTTCATTAGCAAACATTGCTAAAATTGCATCTACTCAATACGGAAGTAAAAGTGGAGGTTCTGCCGGAGGGGGTGCAAGTGCGCCAATGGGAGGAGGTGCTACAAATGCAGGTGGTGGAGCTCCATCTTTTTCTCTTTTTGGGCAAGGTAATAACATGAATACTACTGGAGGACCTAAAGATGTAGAGAATAATTCAAACCAACTCACGGTAAAGGCAGTTGTAGTAGAAAGTGATGTAACAAGCACACAAAATAAGGTAAAGAAAATGCAGGAAAACGCTACACTATGACATCATATATAACATTACTTTCAAAAATAGAGCAGTTTTGTAACGCTCACTTGCAAATCAAGAAATACGGGGGAGAGTTTCGCGAACAGATGCCTAACTTTTCTACGAAAGACGAAAAATATCCTATCGTTTTTGTTGAACCAATTAGTGATTTGGAGGATCTTAACACCAATCAATTCTCTATTAATGTATATTGTGTTGATATAATCCAAAAAGACCGCGCAAATCTTAACACTATTGTCTCGGATTGTCAACTTATCCTAAAGGATATGTATGTGTACTATACTAACGATATGGACGCGCAGTTGGATGTTGTTGGTACTTCTACAATGACACCAATTAACAACTTCGATTTAGATTACGTGGCAGGGTGGGTGATGTCAATCACATTTGAGGTAGCAACTTACGGACCTTGTGAGATTCCAATGAACCCCATAACACCTTCACCAGCGGAATGTTTGCCAGGCACCATTGAAAACTCGGATCAAAGTTATACGGCAAATGTTGCAAGTGGTGGTTTACTTGTTTTGCCAGATGTTAACCTTGTAGTTAAAGATCAAAACGGAAATATACTTTCAGATGAAACTTACCCAAGCGTCCAAGACGAGGAAATTATTGTAACACTTCGACCTTGTGAAGATGCAAGTTACCGCATTGCAGACGAAGCCGACAATACTCTTTATCAAGGAACTATTCAAAGCGGTGGAAGTCTTGACCAAGTCATAACAAATAGTGCAGTAAGTAATTCAAACGACACGTATACAGCGTCAATTCTTGCCGAAGGTTCACTTGAACTTCCAGATGTTACGTTTAGCATCAATAATAGTTTAGGAACACAAGTATTAAGTTCTCAAGTTCCAAGCGTAACAAATCAAACATTAATTGCACCCGATGGGGCAGTGCATTTGAAGAAAGAAAATGATGGCACTATTACAATAGTTAGTACACCTTCGGGAGTTCAAACAAATTATGAGGTAGCCAACAACGACATTACGGTAAACCAAGCATTCCCATTTGAGATTCACGCGACAGACCCTTTAAACATACGAGTCCATAACCCACAAGGTGCAGACATTACACCGCAGTCAGTAGTTTACCAAGGCAATAGCAACCACGTAACAATAACAATTAACCCTTCTTCTTTTGTTCCAGTTGGTGCTACCTTAATGAAGACGGGACAAACGACATCCTACCGCACAAATGATGACGGAGATTTAGAAGCAGGACGCGCCACCTCATTCACGGTACTTGCATCTAACAATCCTTTCGGAAATACCAACCGATTCACTGACGAGTTGGGAGGTCAAACGTACACTAAAAATATTGTTATTGATTGGTCAACGTATAACGGCTCAAATGTACTCGGTTATTATAGATTGGTAAATGGTGCAGATGTGGCTTGGAACACCGCAATAGATAGTGCATCGGCTTTGTCTGTTACTGGATTTACAAGTGGATGGAGATTGCCAAATAAACGAGAAATGGAAAATATTTGTAATTATCAATTGACTCAATTACTTAACTATTCACCATTCAATTTAAACTTTGCCATTTGGACTTCAACGACTTATTTAGCCTCAACTACATTGGCATATACATTTGCATTTTCTTGGATCAATTTATCGGCAAAAACTAATTTAGGCGCACGTTGGCTATCTTGCCGCACATTCAACGTAACTGGAACAACTTTATCTTAAAAATATGACTTACAAATTTCCCCAATTTAACGTAGAAATAGTAAACCCAAGAATTGAGGTTGTTACTATTCACGACACCATCGCAACTAAAACGTGTTCAGTTGATGTTCTTCTAACTACGGAAACGGCTAACTTCGGTTTAACTTTAGACGGATTTACCTATATTTCAGATTGGAATGATGAAGAGGTTGAAGTGTGGACTATGGTAGAACTTTCAAAGTACGCGGTGTGAAGTATTTGATCTCGGCACTTGTTGCTATTTACTCGTTTTTTGCACCTATCCAAGTTATTTTGTTGGTCATTGGCTTGGCTATTTTTATTGATACCATAGTCGCTATTCGATTAACGACAGAAAAGTTCAGCAGTCGCAGATTAAGAAAGGGACTAATCGGTAAAATGATAACCTACCAGAGCGCAGTAATTCTGTTTTTCCTTATTGATTACTCTATGGTGAATGAAATGGTAAAGACGGTATTTTCGGTTGACTATACGCTTACAAAATTAGTCGGTTTGTTCTTGGCAAGTATTGAGGTAGTCAGCATTGACGAAAAGATACGCGTAAGATACGGAGATGATAAGGGTTTCATTGCAAGATTTAAGTCATTTGTGAAAAAAGCCAAAGCAATAAAGGACTCATTTTAGTATGTTTTTGCGTATAATTTAAAACAATTAAACACTTTTATATGTTATTCCGTATAGTCATTCTCTTATTACTTACTTCTTGTTCAGTTCAGAACTTAATTACACGAGCCGAGCGCAAAGGCTACCGATGCGACACCATAACTGATACTATTAGAGTCGTTAAAGTAGATAGTTTTCTCGTAATTAAACACGACACGACCTACTGGGAGAAAATAATAACGACAAAAGATACTATCATTAGATACCAAACTTCATACTATCCAAAAACACGGTATGAAATACGCTATGATTACAAGCGATTTAACGATAGTTTGAAAGTAATTCGATTAATGTATAAGGACAGCCTACGAAATGCGCTTAAAACGGCTAAAAATGACCTTAAACGAGAACGTGTTATACAACGTAACAAACCATTGAGGCAATTTAAGCAGATTTTTGTCATCGCCGGATTTCTTTTAACTTTAATTTTTCTATTTATTTTATTTAGAAAAGCCTTACATTAGTCAAAAAATTGACTATGGATTTAAACACGTACATTAAATTTATTAAGAAATGGGAGGGAGGTCTATCTGGTGACCCTTCCGATTCGTGCAGTGCTATGTACTGCCCAGTGCTAAAAGACGGAAAACGCTACCATACAAACATGGGTATTTGCTATTCGACTTGGGTAGGCACTTTTGGACATTCAAATAATCAACGCTTTCTTGATATGAATGCAGAAGATTGGTTTAAAATATTTCGTAAGGGATATTGGGACGGAGTAAGAGCGGACGAATTCAAAT